ACTTGTTGAACCAAACACAAACTTTTGCGTTACATGAACAAAATTTCCAATTCTGAGATACCTACCTGTGTTAGTACCGTTACCAGTTGTGAGGTTTGTGTAAGTTGGTGTGAAAGTTGTGTAAGTACCTGCGTACTCTAAGCCTGTTGCAGCAGAAGAATTTGCTCGCAAAAATGTGTTGTCTGCGCCAGCTGTTAAATTGTCAAAAGTTGCTGATCCAGTTCCAACGATCAAATCACCTTTTGCAGCAATCTCGGTTGCCATTGAGTTAGTAATAGTTACGGTTCCAGATGTGCCACCGCCTGAAATACCTGTTCCAGCGGTAACGCCTGTTATGTCACCGGGATTTGGTGTTGTCCACACAAAGTCTAAATCTGTCGCAGAAGTCTTTGCAAGAATCTGGCCAGTTGTGCCACCTTTAAGATCCAGAAGCGATGCATCAATGCCATCGCCTAGAGCTTCAATTGCTGTTGCGCCATCTTTGACAAGATCGGTGCTCGTTGGCACCGGCCAGCCAAAGTTAGGTGTTGTTGTTGCCATTTATGCCACCGATCCGATCGCGTCTTCCCATGTGAGTGTAGGGCTGATTGTATTCCAAGTCTCACTAGCAGACACTTGATTCCATCGGAGTGTCACTTGCGAGAATTCAATTGGTGAAGCGTTGATAACTATCGAAAGCGCATTGTAAGAAGCTCTAAAAGTCCAGCCTTCCACATAGCCTTGAAAGCTTGAATCGACGATGTTTGGCGGCAGATCGGTAATCTCCAGCGGTAAGCCCATGAACACATTGAGAAGCGCATCTCTGTCGCTGTCATCGATTTCCGGTGATCCCAATGGGAATTCTATCGAGTCAAAGAATGCTCGCGGATAGGCTTTGAGCTGCAATCGTCTAGCTGCCACGGATGCAGCTTGTGTTGCATCGTGAAGATTAGTGTCAAAGATTTCAGCAAATTTGCCATACTCTGCAATTGACGCAAGATCGCTAACAATCAAAGTCGAGTTGGATCCATAATTAAGTGTTATGTAATTTCGTACATCGCCGGAGCGTGTAATTGAGCGCAAGCCCACGCCGATGGCATTATTTGCTGTGACCGTTGTGTATCCGTTGGCCGCCAAATAATTCTGTCGATGTACAGCATCGGCATAACCGATTCGCCCAGATGAATCCTCGAACAGATAACCGAGTCCAGACTCTGCAATTTGTGAAGCCAATGTGTACATCGATACCGGATCAGCTGCGCGATTGACCATCTCGTATTGTCCAGGCTGATCTATCTCACCAAGTCCAACATTTTCAGCTGTTGCCCATGTTGTTGTCGGATCATAAGCCGCCCATGTCAAAGCCGGAGCGACTTCATTCCAATTGTTCAAAAGTAGATCTGAAAGGATCGTATAAATCTGAGTGCCGTCATAGGCTCTGGCTAATGCAATGTCCCAGTTAGATCGAGCAACCTTTGACAATGCTCCAAGAGCTGTGATTCTGGCTGTCGTGACATAGCCAATTGATCCAGATGTCTGCACCGAGATTTCAAGATCCGAAATGAATCCGCCATAGAGATCCACATAAGTGCCAGTCGAATCCTTAATCGAAATGAGAATGTCTGTGCCAACTGTGAAAGCATAGGATTCGTTTGTAAAGTTAATAAGCTCGACATAACCATAACCGGCCACAGGTTGTTCATAGATCGATGTGCGACCGGATGTGATGTTGAGATTGGCGATGGTGTTTGAGCTGTAATCAACGCCATTGATCAAGATCCGCCATTCGGGAGTCCAGAGCGTCATCCTGCAAATGCCCCTGCGCCCAATGTGCCGCGATAGGTCGAGTTATTCAAAATGTTGATAATTGTGCGAGCTGTGCCTTCCGGATCAATTGCGCCGTTAACGGTGATGTTATAGACCGATCCCCCACCGCCGCCGAGCTTGTTATTCGGGATGATGTTGCCGCTGCCAGATGGCGTGAAAATCTCCGGCCCACGCTCGCCGACGAGGTAGCTTGTGCCACCGGCTACCATGCCACCGGCAGCTTTACCGCCACCAAATACACGATCGATAAGACCAGAGATTCCAGATACCACGGGATTGTTTTTTACTAAAGTTATGAAATCTTTGACTTTCTGAATTACATCGGTGAAAAATCCAACAAGATTTGAAGTCGATGTCACAACAAGTCCAATTGCCGTTCCTACTACCGTAAATGCTGTTTTAAGGACTGTGCCGATGACTGGCCCAAGAGTATCTCGTACAAATGTGGCAACACTTTTAAATAATTCAAAAAGCGGCTTTAGATCGGTTTCATTGTCACCAATTGCATCTTTTACAATGTCGAAAGCATCTGAAATACCTTTTAAAGCTGGCTTAAAAATAGACATAAAGAAGGGAAGCACAAAATCTTTCATAAAATCGTAAAGAGCTTTAAATGCCGGAATGACAAAATCTTTAATAATGCCCTTGATTGTATTGAATGGCTCTTGTAAATCTTTACCAATAGATGTCGCCACAGAAGAAAGTGCTGGAATTACTTTGTCTATAAATTGTGAAACAAGCGGCGTGATCGCGTCGAGGATAAATCCGCCGACCGTCTCTTTACCTTCATTGAAAGCTTCTTTAAGTCTGTCCATTTTGCCTGCAAATGTGTCGGCTTTAGCCGATGCCTGATTTGCAAAAGTATCCGCAAGCTTCTTTGTAATTTCGTCCATTGAAAGCGTTTTAAGTTGTGCCGATGATAATCCGACACCAAGCTTTGCTAGAGAGGCTGTATTGCCCTCCTGTGCCTTTGCAAGAGCATTTGTCACGGCCTCAAGGGATTTACCGCTACCGGCTGAAATGTCGAGAGCTAGTGTTTGAAGCTTTGTTGCCTTGTCCACATCTCCAGTCGCGCGAGCAAGACGCTCAAGCGATGGCCTTAAAAGTTCATCCGATACGCCAAAAGCAAGTTGAGTCTTTGTAATGTAAGCCTCGGTCGCCTTTACCTGTGCGTCTGTTGCTCCGGTAACATTTTGTAATGTGAGCTGCAACTTCTTCTGTGCAGCTTCATCGGCAATGGCAGATTTAACGCCATCTATTGCAAGTTTGCCAGCGTAGGCCACAGCTGCGACGGCTGCAGCTGCAAATGCGGCAGCGGCCACCTTTCCAAATTTACCGATTCGATCTGAGAATCCTTCGACCTCGGTTTGTGCGCCTTTGACGCCCTTTTTTAATTCATCAAAGTCGGCATCAAAGGTTATCTTTACTTTTGGAATTCCGGCCATTAGTCCAACCTCAAATCATTGATGACGCCTTGAATCATCGAGATGTATTCTTTCGCGACAATTGGTGTGTAATAGTCAACCGCCGGAGCGATCCAGTATCCGCGCTTGTTGCGCGTAGCTTTGAATCTTCCGGTGTAAGCGCGACCAATTGAATCCACGCCCGGGCCCGATCCGTATTCTGTGCCCCATAGCAACGCACCTGCCGGAGCAGCATTCTGGCGAACCTTAGAACCTTTACCGCTTTTGGAAGTTTCGCCGCCATACTTTCGACCAACCTTCTTTGCGCCACCAATGTCCACTCGGATCAATCGATCTCGCTTTGCAGCAATAGTCTGTGCAACTAGCTTTGTCTGTGGAGCTGGCGCACTATGGGAGAACATCATCAATTGACCGGCTAGTCGTTGAGATAATCCCATCGCCTTATCGCGCACAACATTTTGTGTCTCTTTATCAAGTTTGTTAAGAGTCTGAATCAAATTCTTTAATTCGGCAGGTTCAACTTCGATGCTGTAAACACCTTGCTTACCTGCCATTTTGATTCTCCAAAATCTCTAACGCTGTTAAAACCTGCTCCGCCGTCTGCCAACTTTCCATCGGGATGTGAGTCGCGATGGCCAGCTCAACAAGTAGTCGATTTAAGCTTCCGACGGGATAACTTTTGGGCTATCCGATCCAGCCTCTACATCCGCAACGGTTTCGATCCAAGCTTCATAAGGCTTAATCGCTTTACCGGCTGATTCGCGCTTCATGGCGTTATAGGCCAAGAATAGTAAATCGCTGACTCCCATTGAGTCGGCTTGCTGGATAGTTTTGCCGAATTTAGATTCCCACTTCGACCACTCCGGTGGAGCTGCAACATAGGTTGCAGACTCCCCAGAGAAGTATTCGATTGTAATGTTTAGCTTCATTTATTTGCTCCCGATTCTTTTCTTAACTAAATGTCTCTGTTGGTGTTCCAACAACCTGCATTGAGAGTGTAACTGTCTGTGCGCCCGGAGCTGATCCGCCCACGCTTGGGAATACAGGCAATACATTGCACGCGAACACGGCTCCTGTTGCAGCTGTTAAAGATGCAGCAAGTGTTGTGTTTGGTGCTGATTCGCAAGCTGACCACATTGCTTCGCAAAGTGATCCGGTCGCGCCCCAGTCTGCGAGCATTTCCACATCAAGAGTCCAGCTGTCATCGACGGCTTTGTAAGCGCGGCCGTCTAAAGTTTGATAGGTCTCGATTGTGTGTTCATTGGTAAGTGTTGTTGATGTTGCTTGTGCATCGTAGCTAACGGTCGCGATAGTCAATGCTAAATCGCGGCCAGTTATGACTGTCGTTGGCATTAGTACTCCTTAGTTGGTTTGAGTGTAGTAAGTCGCGACTTCAATCTCGCAAGCGAGAATCTCCGATGCGCCTATTTGAACAGGAATTGGATTAGACACATTTCCCAATGTGTAACCTGCCGGCAATGCCGCCAGAATGCTAATTGTGAGCTTCTCGATGTTATCAAGAGCTGCCGCGTTGGAATACATTGCAACGCCAAGAGTAATAACAAGATTGACTTTAACTTTTACAGATGCCTTACCAATTAAGACTGTTTCAAGATACGGAGCAGATGGGACAATGGCTGCAAATGGAACCATCGGTGCTTCTGGGACTGAGTCATAGACATTGGCTGCAACGGATGCGATTGCTGTTTTAAGAGCTCCGCGGACATCAACCGCAATGGATGAGGCTGGCATTATTGACAAATCGTTTCAACATCTAAAAATGGTTGTAATAATGCCGACACTCTGTTGGTCAAGCTGCGTCCCATGCGATAAGGCGTGCTGGCAAAATCGACTCCTTCAATCTGGCCACCGGCAGCGATTCGACTCTGGAAGATTTCAATGCACACGGCATACATCGCAGATTCGATGGCCGGATTTGCTGCATAAATCTCAGCTGATGAATAGCCTGAAAGTGTTGCGGTGCCATTCGGAATGATTGCATTTTTTTCAACATCTGCGCCTGAATTGGCATAACTGAATGAATAAGGGCTATCAACAACCGTGACTGTTTTTGTACCGTTGAAACCTGCATGACCAATTGCAACGACCACGCTTGAACCAACAACAAAATTGTGTGGCCGCACCGTCCATAATTTTGCAATGTTATCTTTTCTTTCGTGGTAATCAACGGCTGATGAATAAGCGACAAGCAGCGGCAAGATCACAGCTTCTCCCGAATCAATGATCTGTTCAAGATAGGCATCATTGTAGAGAGAAGAACTCACGCCTAAAACACTTCGCAACTGTGCAGCTGTGATGACGGATGGCATGAGCTCTTCCCTTCTACGACTGGGCTAGCTCGGGAGCGAACTAGCCCATGATTGATTGTTAGCGATTAAGCTGTTTTGTTTACTCCAAATGCGCCAGCAGCGATCTTGGTTGCAATTGCACCATAACCGTACATAACGATTGAGATTTGGCCGGAAGCGATTACATCAGCGCGTAGCTGATAAGTAGGGCCT